CAGGCCAACAGAAACATGCTCCCGCTCCTCGGGCGTCAGCGTCTCGGGCACGATCTCCATGAACGGCCGCGTCCGCACAATCTCCGCCCCGATGCCCTCACAGAATCCCGCGCGGTGCGTGCCGTCGATGTAGTCCAAGCCTGCGTGCTCCATCCGCTCCACGAGGGCGCGCAGAACGTCGGGCTCCAGGAGGACGCAATCGGATGTCACCCGCGCGAAAGCCCGGGCTTGCAGCGGCTCCACCACGGCCCGGAAGCGCCCGAACACGTCACCCTCATCGCCCTCAATCGCCACGCACATGGTGCCTGACGCGCCGCGCCACTCGCCGATCGGGTTGTTCCGCGGGTGCGCCCCCGTCGCCACCACGACCGGCCCCACGCCCGCCGCCCGCGCCCGCTCCACCACATGCTGCAGCACGGGCTTGCCTCCCAGGTCGAGCATCACCTTGCCCGGGAGGCGGGTGGAACTCATACGCGCCTGGATGATCGTGACAACCTCCATAGCCGATTCCCCTTTCGGCTCCCCACTACTCCGGCACCGGTGTCTCCAGCCCCATGGCGCATCGGCACATCGTGTGAACCGGCGGCCCGTCCACCTCGATTCCGAGCACGCCCGAGTAGAACGGCTCGTCCAGCGGCCTCTGCTGGCCGTCTAGGTCGAGGCAGATAGGGCACGTCCTGTCCGAGGCACTCGCGGCGATCCAGACGCGCACCGCGTTCGGAGCGATCAGCCCCTGGTCGCGGGCCAGCTCCCAGGAGGTTTGGGTTCCCGCGTTCGCGGCCGCGACAGTCTCGTGCCGCGCAATCCTCAGCGCACGCTCCCTGAGCTTCTTCCGCGCGTACGCGTCTGCCATCGCGTCCACCTGGGCGGCCTTCAGCGCACCGTCCGCCGCGAGGTTGGCCCAGTACCGTTCGACGGCCAGCGCGTCCCGCTCGGTGAGGCCCACCATCTGCCGGATGCGCCTCGCCATCCTCCTCGGAGCGTAGCCCTCCTGGAAGCCCTCCAGGACCACACCCCGGATCGCGGCCCGCGTCTCCTCACTCACCAGCCCGGTTAGCTGGGGCAGGTGGGACTCCAGCCACCTCAGAGCGAACGGGTTCTGGATGTCGAACCGCATGCCCAGGCGCAGCCTTGCCACCTCCGCGGCCCCGGCGCGCTGCATCACCTGTTCCAGTTGAGGACGCCAGCCCGACGTCCACTGCTCCTCAGCGGACTGCCAGGGGAGGTTCTGGACGACGACAGCCACGTCCCCGGTCTCGAGCGCAGTCTCCAGGGCGGCGACAGTGGCCTGATCGCGGAGCGTCTCGACACCGGCGACGAAGGCCTTCTCCCAGGCGCTCAGAAACTGGCGCGTGACGCGGTAGAGATACTCCCAGCGCGGGTCGGGCTGGACGGCCTTCTGGATCACAACCGCCACCGGAGTTGCCCTCCCTTGCCCACGGGCTCGTCCTCGTCGGGCGGCTCAGGCAGGTTAGCGATCTGGCGGACGCGCCGCTCAAGCTCCTTGTCGCCAGGCGCGAGGAGGCCGGCCTGGGCGAGGTTGGACAAGTAGGTCCCGAGTTCGTCGAGCGGGGGCACCTCGATATCTCCAGGCACAATCCGTGGCAGCTCCTTCACGTTGAAACCGTTCAAGGCGAACAGCCTTGGGATCGCAAACCTGTTAAACACCTCTGCGATACCCTTGAGCCACGCTCCCAGCGCCACGGCGAACAGGTGGGTCTTGCTGGACGCAAGGGCGAACGAGCCAACCTTGTCCATGCCCAGCATGATGAACTCGGCGAGTACCGACATGGCGATCCGCTGCTCGTAGCGGGTGATGATGTCGTTCGTGTTGATCTGCCTGCTGCCGGCCGCGGCTTGGAGGCGGAACTTGTAGCCCGTCTTCACGGTCTGGCCGTTCTCGGTGATCTCCTCAGCCGGGATCAAGAGGCCCTCGCGCTCGTCCCGCCGCACCTCGGCGATCATCTTCTCCAGGCTGCTCCGCAGCGCCTTGAGGCTGCTTGGCGCGTCCGGGTGCATGATCTCCGGGGGCACCTCGAGCACGGGCAGGCCCGCCAGGTCCCGCTCGATACCAATGGCCTCGATCTCCTGGATGCGGCGCAGGAGATACCAGGATCTGAAGCTGGTTCTAAGTATCGAGGCTCCTTCCGGGTTGCCTTTACGCGCCTTCGTCCTGAAGAGGAGCGCCTTGTCGATCGGGATGAACCGCGGCTCGAACGTGGGCGGCGCGTTCTGCCACATGCCCTGGATGCCGCCCTCGTCGTCGATCTCCCAGTGGTCCAGCGTGTCCTGGGAGCGAATGGAGATCTTGCGCCAGCCGATCTTGCCGTCGTTGAAGCGGCTGTTGCGCCTGGGATCCTTGCTCGGCCCCTGCCGGCGCTTGTAGACGATCTCAAAGTAGGCGAAGCCGTAGGTGAGCATGGAGAGAACCTCGCTTATCAGGTCCTCCCATGAGTGCGACATGTCGAGCATGCAGCTCTCGACGAACTCCCGCGCCTCCTGGTCGGCCTTGTCCCCGGAGGCGGCCTCCACCGTCCAGTCCACCTGCCGCACCAGCATATCGATCGCGTGCAGGATCGCCCCGATGACCGCGTCGTTCTGCGACATCTCCTGGTAGGTGCGGATCCGGCGGTCGAGGCTCCTGAGCTTCGGATGGCGCTCCTCGTCGATGAGCCCGGCGAAGTGCTGGAGGCCGGTCCTGCCTGCGATCTCAAGCGGCGCTGTTGCCACGGCCCGGCCTCCTCCCTAGACTGCCCACGGTGACTCCCTGCGGCCCGCGTCGGGGTCGAGGGCGATGTTGGTGACGCTCGTGCGGACGCTCTCCAGTCGCCAGTTCTCCGTGCCGTACCGGAGGGCAGCCATGGCGTCGTCCATGTACTCGACGGGCTCCTCCAGGACGTTGCCGTTCTTGTCCTCGCGGTACTTCCAGGCCCGAAGCTCCTTGATCGTGTTCACGCAGCTTGGGTGGACGTGTATCCTCCGCCGCCTGAGCCAGTCGATACCAGCCTTCACACTGTCGGGGCCTTTGAGCGCGGCTCGCGCAGGCAGTCCCGCAGCCCGGAACTCCTGAATCCTGGCTGGCTCCGCGCTGTCGGCGACGATGGCATGCCTGCCGCGGCGCTCCTGCTTCACCCGATCGATGAGCTGGGTGTTGGTGAGGCCGCGTTCGTACACCTCGTTGAGGACGTAAACGTCACCGTCTCGCAACCCCAGGTCCAGGTACGCGCTCGGGTGGTTGAAGCCGAAGTCGAGTCCCGCCGAGGCTGCATCGTAATCGCTCGGATCCTGCCTGATATCCTCCACGACCCAGTTCGTCAGGATCAGGTTCCCGATGCTGCCCCACTCGCCCAGGCAGTAGACCTGGTAGTAGTAGAGGTCCTGCTCCTTCAGCGCCTCAAGCTCTGCGATGTACTCAGCGTCCAGGAAGCGGTTGTGCTTGTAGGTCGTGTGGACGATCGTAACGCCCGGCCGTGGGCCTGCGTCGAAGAAGTCCCGCTTTAGCCAGCTTTCGGCGTCCACCGGGTTGAATGAGAGCACAATCTGCTTGTAGCTCGGCGTTGGCCCGCGGAGTCGGAGGTTCAGTTGCCGCAGGTCGGTGGGGAGGAGTTCGCTTGCCTCCTCCACCCATATCCCAGTGATCCGCGTGATCGACTTGAGCTTCTCCACGTCATCCAGCCCGACGAACAGGAGTTGGCTGCCGTTGAGGCAGCTTATCTCCATGTCGGACTTGTTGACTTTGAAGAGGCCCGTCAGGCCCCAGTCACCGATCACGTCGCGGAAGAGCTGGAAGACGCTGTGGCGCAGCGTCTTGGCGACCTTCCTTGCGATGAGGAAGCGGTGCCCAGGCTCCGAGAGTGCCCGGTATAGCTTCTTCTGGGCGGCGAAGTAGGACTTTCCCGACCCGGCCCCGCCGTAGAGGACGAGGAAGCGGTCCTGGGTCTCGAGGTGCGGTAGGTAGGCGGTGTTGAAGACCCGGGCGTCAATCTCAAGCCTCGTCTTCTGTGCCGTCGCCATCTCCATCACCCGCCGGCCTGACCACGATCACGTCGAAGAGTGGCGTGCCACCCGGGCCGCTCAATTCTCGCTTCTCCGTGATCACGCCGGCCAAGTCGGCCACGAGCCGCTCCGCCTTCACGTCGCCCTTCAGCGCCTGGGCGATGACGGCTGCCACCACACCAGGCAGATGGCGCTTGATCGCCCCGGACCAGACGCTGTCCCACAGGCCCCTGAACTCCGCGTCGTTCTGGAGCCAGCGATAGAAGGTGGAGGGTGCAATGTCGGCCTCCCTGCAGATGGCTGTGATGTTGCGGTTCAGTCCCGCCTTCTGCGCGGCTTCGAGGACGGCGGCCTGGCGCGGCTTGACCGTCGCAGCCGTTGCGTTCTGTCGCACCGCGCCCACCTCCTCAGCCCTGCTCGGGCAGTCGCCTCACAACAACCTCGAACGCCTCTCCCTGGTAGAGCATCAGCCGC